GAACGCCGCTGTGTGGTTCCTGCGGGGACGTCTGCTCATCCGTTCTCCTCTTCTCAGCCATCTTAAGGCCGCGAGCGAGCAGAACTTCCACTTATGCCCCTGTCCGAATTTGCGGTACCGGCTCTATGACAGGGTTTGCCGACACCCTCACCGGCTCAACCTTCAGCTTGACTGTGAGCGCCGGAGCCACACTTCAGAGCGCGTTCTCGGGATGGTCAACAGGCGCTCTCGTATTGACTGGAGGCGGCGTCACTCTGGCTGCAACCCCCACGGGCTCTGCATTCCCAACTATTCAATTCACGACCGCCTCACAGACCCTTACGTCAGGCGGGTTTGTGTGGCCGGGAGCCATGACGTTTGCCGCCAGCGCCTTCACATTCACTTTAGTCGGGCATTGGCAGAACAACGGGTTAACAACATTCACAAACCCTGCGACCCTCACAGGTGCCTACAACTTCATCTGCAATGGTGGGCTGACAGTAAACGCGGGAATAACCAACGGCGGTATCAACCAGTTTCAAGTTACTGGCGGCACGTGGTCTTCATCAAGTACGAATTACAGTGCAAATAGCGTTTACGTAGGCAACTGCACCCTTAGTGGGGCGGTTGCTTGTAACACATACGTCGGTATCTCAGGTTCCACGGTGTCAGGCACTGGCACACTCGTTGTGACGGGTACGAACGTCACAGTGACACCAAATGGTGTGCCCCTGCCTAACCTGACTCTTACCTCCGGCTCCACCCCTACTTACACTGTGGCAGGTACAGGGAACCTTATAGTAACCGGGACGCTGGAGTTCAACTGTAATCAGCCAAACGTTCAATGGGCGAACACAGCTTATGACCTGGTGTGTGCCAATCTCGTTATCAACCCGAGTAATAATTACGGTTCCACGAACATGCAGTTTAACCGAGCACGTAATGTTTCGGTCACCAACAGTATCGCGATTGGCGGTGCTCACAATTTCTCAAACCCTTCGTATAGTTTGAAAGTCGTCTCCAATCTCGCATCAACCGCCGTTAATCTGAACTACACCGGAGCACTGGATAACGAGTTTATCTTCAATACGGCGTTCACCGACGTTAAGTGCGATGGCAGTGGCATCGCGGCATGGGTGACCAGCACAGCCTACAACATAGGTAATTGCGTGGCATCGGGCGGATTGTTCTACCGCTGCCTCATTGCTCACACTTCAGGCACCTTCGCCACTGACTTGACGAATGGTGACTGGGTACAGATGGTGTTGCAACCACTCTACAGTCAGTACAGCGCAACACCACCAACTTTATTGAGAACGACGGGCATTGTGAACGTGCAAGCAAATGGTTTCACAGGCATGTTTATTAGCTAAAGCGGGTATATAGATGAAGGGCAACAAAGTAAACAATCAGGACATCAACGTCAACGTTGAAGTCACAGGCTCCCTTGCCGCCTCACTGGCTGCATTGGGCAAGAGGGCCAGCAAAGATGTGATGGTGCGTGCCGCGAAGGCAGGAGCAGAGATAACCGCTCGGTCGATTGACTCACGCATCCCGGCCGAGACCGGCGAACTCAAAGGCGCTCTCGCTCTAGAGATAACGACCAACAAGAATGCCGTTATCGCGACGGTTGGATTTGATGACTCGTTCATGGCGTCTGTCGCTTATTGGACTGAGCACGGGCACGCGACTCGCGAAGCAAAGACCGTGATGCAGCGCTTCTTCAAGAAGAAAGGCACTCTCACAGGTCACGTTCCGGCCCACCCATTCTTCCGACCGGGAATCGACGCGGCAGCAAAAGCATCGGCTGAAGCGGTAATGACCGAAATATATAAGGCACTTCAGTCCGATACAGGCGAAGAGAAGAAAGAGGCCGCGGCATGATTGAGTCTGGTGTAGTTTCACTCATCAAAGCTGACACCGATCTTGCAACCGTTGTAGGCGGTCAGATATATCCGGTCATCGTTCCGGCAACGGCCTCGTATCCGTGCTTGAGCTACCACACAATGTCCAAGCCGCCGGAAGTCGCCTTAGACAGGAGTGCCCAGGAGACGGCACGCATTCAGATTGACTGTTGGGGTTTGAGTTATGGCAGCGTCAAGGCTCTGCAACAAAAGATACACACGCTGCTTGACGGCTTCCAAGGCATCTGCCCCGATGGCACCGACATTTCTCTATGTGTCCGAGATGTTGAAGCCGACTATTGGGAGTCTGACGCCAAAGTCTTCCGCGCCATGTCCGAATATCTAATCGAATACCCCTCCGGTCAGTAACAGGTTCACACCGCAATACCCTCAATAACCTTACGCCGCCGAAAAGCGGCGGCGAACACTCACGCCTAAATTACACACTCCCCAAGGAGCAAAATGGCTTACACGGGTTCTAAATCTATCTCCGGCCTGGGCACAATCCTCGGCATCGGAGCCACACCGACCACCATCGGTGAGGTTATTGACATTACGCAGAGCGGTCGCGCGATGAAGACCGACGCGACAACCAACCTTCAATCAGCCGCCGAGGAGTTCATCGGCACGATTCGCAATGAGGGCGCATGGGATGTTTCCCTGAACCGTGTTGCCTCTGACGCAGGCCAGATTGCGCTTGAGGCCGCGTTCGTTGCAGGTCTTCCGATCTCCTTTACGCTGACGGAGCCCAAAGGCAGCTTCACGACTTCCGGTCCGAAGTGGGTGTTCAATGCGGTTGTGACGGAAGCGCCCAATTGGACCTTCTCCGGGGACAAGAACATTACAGGCAAGTGCAAACTTCAGGTCTCCGGTGCCATCGTTCAGACCGCTGGAAGCTAGTAGCTAATGTGGCTCCCAACCTCAGTAGCCATGCGGGTGAGGTCTCTGGCCTCACCCGATCCTTCCGCCCACTACACATATATCGGAGCAGGACGAATGACTCGCAAAGTTGCAAACACGAAAGATGACCCCACAGTTCCATTTGTAACCCTTGCGCTGAAGGGTACCGATTACAAGCTGGCGTACTCATTCAACGCACTCGCGCTCGCTGAGAGAGCTACCGGCTTGAACATGTTCAGAGGTCTCGACCTTCAAGCGCTTAACGCGCTTCAGCTTCGGGCGATGCTCTGGGCGTCCCTGCTCAAGGCTCAACCGAAAATGACGTTGGAAGATGCTGGTGATCTGCTCTCTTCCCCGCTGGACTGCAACCTGGCACTCACAGCTATTGCCGATGCGTGGACGGCTTCTATGCCCAAGCCGGAGACAGTTGACCCAAACGTGTAGTCCGGGAAGCACCCGGCGAACCGATCTCTCATGAAGAGTTCTGGCGCGACATGTGCAGTGTCGCCATCGTGCAACTCGGGCTGTCCAAGAGCGAATTCTTCGAACTCACTCCGAGGGAATACACGGCCCTCACCGATCAGCATAAGTTCCGCACACGCCACACCGAGTTACTCACCGCCATCGTTGCCGCATCAATCGTTAACACAGGGGTGTGCGCCCCTGAGAAGCCTCTCCCTTTCACACACTTCATGCCCAGCGAATGGGCGAAACAAGCCGCCAAGAAGCCTCGGAAGAAGCGTGTCACCAAGGGCGAACGTGAGTTCATCAACAGCAAGATACGCGGTTTCATGTTAGCCAGAGAAACAAGAGGATAGCCTATGCCTTCGGAAGTTTACAAGCTCGTGGTTGATAATTCCGCCTTGGTCAAGGGTCTGAAGGATTCCGAGGCTCAGGCTGCTGCGAGTACAGGTGCAATCACCGCGTCTCTCACCAAGATGGGCGACGGGGGTGCTGCAGGCTCCAAGGGCATTCACCTAGTCAACGACTCACTGAAGATGACCCGCTCGGAAATCAACGAGTCGAAGGGTTCAATCGCGATGCTTGGCGAGATGTTGGGTGTTCATATACCTCGCCACGCTCGGGGCCTTGTGGCGTCTTTTGAAATGATTGGACCCGCTCTGAACGCCGCTTTCAATGCGGTCGCGGTCATCGCAATCGGCATGGCGTTCGTTGAAGCCGGTAAGAAGCTATACGAGTTCTTTGAAAAGGCGCACGAGGCTGAAGAGAAAGCCAAGGCTGACAACGATGAATTTGCTCAGTCGCTGAACAAGACCAACCTTGAGCTGGCTGTCAGTGTGGACAAGGTTGAGAAGCACATCGCTGTGCTCGAAAAGAAGCCTTACAACGGTCTCAAGGCATCGCTGGATGAGGCTGCTCTATCTGCTTTCAATCTCGCTCAGAAGCTGGATGCTGCCATTCAGAAGGAGCGCGCTCTGCTGCAAGGGCAAGACCACGGATTCTTTGCACAGAACTTAGAGGGCAAGGCAGGAACAGCATCATCGCAAGCCCATCTCAACAAATACAACACTGACCAGAACAACATTGACGTTGATTTCCAGAACCAGCTTGACCAAGCCAAGAAGCTGGGAGCGACTAAGGAACAGGTTGACGCTATTGAGCAGCGTCATCTGCAAGCCAAGGCAGACCTGACTAACCGCACTTACAACACAGTCAAAGAGGAACTAGAGGCTCGTAAGGAACTGGCTGCTCTTGAGGCGCAATCTAACTACCAAAGACACCAAGCCCACACGGGCGCTCGGATGGTTGCACTTCAGCAAAGGTTCGGTACTGGTATTGAGTCCAACGACGCCATGGAGGGAATGCTCGGCAATATCGGGATGCTCGGGCACCAGCAACAGCTTGACGCCGACATGCACTCGGCACAGACCACTGAGGGCAATGACGAGGAAAAGAATCGTCTAGCTGGTATCGCCAAAGAGTTGAAGGCTAAGGCCGATAAAGCTGCTAGAGAGATAGCAAAAGAGAGATTTGACCGCTTCAAGGATGAGCTTCAGGAGCAACTGGAGAAAACTAAAGCTGAAGGGCGTGCTCTCCCCACCATAGATGAGACGTGGGACAACTTATACACGAAGCCTCAAGAGAATCAAAAGAAAACTGACGAGAACCAGAAGAAAGCTGCGACAGAGACCTACAAGGCTGCCCTCGCTGCAATTGAAGCCGACGAAAAGCTGGTCGAGGAGCAACTCAAACTGGCTGTACAAAATGGTCATCTGGCCAAGGAACAGGCCGCAGCAAAACTCAGTGACTTGCACGACAGTTCGTGGGTTGCAAAGCAGCAAGCGTTCGGCACGGCTCAGAACAACGGCATGAGTGCTTCACTTGCTGAGGCAGAAACCAGACAGGGACAGCGCAACACGGAGCAGTTGCAAGACAAGGCTGCGACTGACCCATTAAATCAATTACGAGCTATTCAAGACCAATTTCTTACCGGCTTGAATTCAAACATCACCAACTTGCTCACCGGGGAGAAAACCAACTGGGCCTCGTTCCTGCGTCAACTCGCTGGCACGCTAGTGGGGAAGGGCCTCTCGACACTTGAGGGAATCGGCATGAGTTTCCTGCCTCACTTCGCCGACGGCGGGTATACAGGCACAGGCCCGGTTCTCGTTGGTGAAAAAGGCCCGGAGATATTCAACCCAGGAAGCGGTGGAACTATCACTCCAAACCACAAGTTGAGTGGCTCAGGTGCCGCTGCGTTCTACAGCATCAACGTTGCTGCCGGTGTGTCCAAGCAAGAGTTCGCAGCTACTCTCCAACAGTCTCTTAAAGCTGTGCATGGCCAGGCTGTTGAAGATTCCAACGCCGTACAGCGTGAGAAACAGGCACGGATGCCTAGAGGAACGTTCTAATGCCCTTTACATTAGCTACAACTTGGAACGGGTCACCCATCTGCACGATGCCGACACAAAAGATGCGGACGATTGACCTGACGATGAGTGATTCAGTGTCATCGGCCACGTCGCCGTGGACTCGCCAACGGCAAACCTATGACTGGATGGCAGACTGGTGGGAAGCGGAGGTCACGCTCCCACCGTTGAAGACTGTAGAGGTCGGTGCATGGACGGCTTGGTTGGCCAATCTGCATGGTCAGGCTGGCTACTTCTGGCTTGGTCACCCGCTCTACTCTGTGCCGTTCGGCTCGGCTCTCGGAACCCCACTCGTCAACGTGGCAAACCAAACTGGCCGCACTCTCAATACCAAAGGGTGGACGGCTAACAAGACGGGCCTGTTACTCCCCGGCGACCACTTTCAAATCGGCGTGCGGCTACACATGGTAACTCAGCCGGTCAACTCTGACGGCTCGGGAAACGCTTCAATCTCGATCTGGCCGCGTATCCGCGAGCCTCAAGCTGACGGAGCTTTCCTTAACCTCGCAAACCCTCAAGGGTTGTTCTCTCTTAAAACAAATACGCGGAAGTTCACCTCGAACGAGGCCAAGACCTGGGGCATATCCTTCTCCGCTGTTGAAGCACTGTAACTGAAACGAGATAAATTATGAGACCCATAGACGTACAGACCGCAGCGGCGATGGCCGCGCCCAATGTGGCGATGGCTTTGCTGGCTGAGATTCACTTCGCTTCAGACATTGCCTATGTCTGGACGGGATACGGAACCTTCAACTATGGCGGTCATGCTTGGCTCGGCCTTGGCAAACTAGCTTCCGTGTCTGCCATACAGGAAGGTTCAAGCGTTCAGGCTGACGGCATCACTATTGGACTTGAGGGTGTTGACGCCAACATGATCTCTGAGGCTCTTGGTGAGATTCAGCAGGGACTACCCTGCATCATCTCCATGGCTTTCTTTGACCAGAACCAGACCCTCATTGGCGCTCCGGTTGTGTGCTTCTCCGGTCGTGTGGATGAACCGACCATCGACGAAGGCACAGAAACTTGCACCGTCACTGTTGCTTGTGAAAACCGCATGGCGCTGCTGAACCAACAGCATGAACGTCGATACACGGATCAAGAACAAAGGCGCGATTACCCCAATGACTGCGGCTTTGTTTATGTAAACACGATTCAAAACTGGGTATCAACCTGGGGCCAGTAACACCTTAAAGGACAACTAATGCAACGGAAAGAGACATGGGTCACTGACCTATACGCGTTCGTGCGTTCACGCAAGGACACTCCTTACGAATGGGGAACCAACGATTGCTGCAGCTTCCCGTGTGACGCAATTCTCGCAATGACCGGAACGGATGTTTATGAAGAGTTCCGGGGTAAGTACGTCACGGAAGCGGAAGCGGGAGCCGTCCTTCAGGAAGTGGTGGGCTCTACCGACAAGGTAGACGCCATTGAATACATAACCAAGAAGTTCGAGATGAAGGAAATCCCCGTTCCTTTCGCCCAACGCGGCGACGTGGTTCTCCTGAACGTTGATGAGGGTTTCGCTCTTGGCATTGTCCATCTTGATGGCGTCAACGTGGCAGCCGTAGCCGGTGATGGTCTGCACCGCGTTCCTATTAAGTTCGCAACCCGTGCTTGGAAGGTTTAAATCGTGAAAATCATAGTTGGCGTTGCAATGGTTGCGGGCATGATTGCCCTTAATTTCATTCCCGGTGGGTCGGCATTTGCTGTCTTTCTCGCAGCCCATTATGCAATGGCGGTTGCGGTTACGACCGCTATTGCAACGATGGGTGCCGGTCTGGTCATGGGTGGGATTGCGGAGACGCTGACTCACACAGCCGGGGGGGCGGCCATTGCCTCGCGCAATCCCGTTGCTCCCTGGCAGGTTATCTACGGTCAGCAAATGGTCGGCGGCACCGTCGTTGATATTGGCGAAACAGGGTCACACGACAAGTACCTCCACCTTGTTATTGTCACGGCCTGCCACCAAACTCAATCATTCGGTGGTCTCTGGCTAGACGGCAAGCAAGTTCACTTCAGCGGTGACCCACTCAGCGGTTGCAGCGATGACGGCAATACCCACTATGACTTGTCTGGTATGCCGTACAACTTCAAAGGGCGCGTTTACTGCCAGGCGCTTCTGGGCGCTCCCGGCCAAACCGCGTGCGCTGATTACATCGCAAAGTCAAACGGCCACTGGACATATAACCACACTCTGTCGGGCCGGAGTTATATCTACCTTCGCTTGACCTATGACACTAACGTGTTCCCGAACGGGATGCCCGGTGTGAAGTCGCTATGGAATGGCAAGTGTGACATTCTTGACCCTCGCACCGGCTTGCGTGGCTACTCGACCAATGCAGCATTGTGCATCAATGACTTCCTGATGAATCAGGATTACGGCTTCCGCTGTGCGGCCACGGAGATCAATCAGACGGCCCTGATCGGTTCGGCCAACCTGTGCGACACCATGACGGTCTCAGGAACGATTGAACCCCTCTATGCCTTGAATGGCGTGTTCAACCTGTCTGATACACCGGGCACAATTTTAAACAACATGTTGAGTGCCTGTGCCGGTCAGATCAGCTACAACGCCGGTCAATTCAGCATCTACGCGGCTGCATGGCGCGGACCCTCAGTTACCCTTGATCAGAGCAATCTCTTGGCTCCAATCAAATACAGGCCAAAGCGGAAAGTCCGTGAACTCTACAACTGCGTCCGTGGAACGTTCCTGTCACCCAATGGGCCAGACATTGACCGTGGGCCTGGTCTGCAACGCGGTCAGGTGAATGCTTGGGACGGTCAGTGGAGCTACACCGACATTCCCGACTTCGCTGAAGATACTCGCCATGGCTACGCAACCGACGTGTACAACGTTACAGATGGTCAGACACTCTACCTCAATACCAAATTCCCATTTACTACCAGTGTGTCTACTTGCCAGCGTCTAGCAAAGATCATGCTTGAGCGGAACCGTCAGCAGGGGTCTGGAACTCTGGTTTGCTCACTGGCTGCATACGGTATCACGCCTCTAACCATCATTGAGTTCTCTTACCCTCGCTTCGGTTGGGTAAACAAACTCTTCGAAATCACTGGCACGCGTCTGACTTTCAAAGCTGACGGCGACAACCCACCGATCCCGATGGTTGAGTTGGACATTTCTGAGACTGATCCAAAAGTGTACGCATGGTCAGGGGTAGAGGAGTTGGGTCTGTCGGGTCAGGCATCACCGCTGCTGCCCAGCAACATGGTGATTCCGGCTCCGACGAATGTCACCTTACACAGTGGTCCTGATACCGTAGTCACGGGTGCTGATGGCGCACAGCGCAGCCGCATCCTTGTCTCGTGGACCTCACCCGCGTCGGGCTATGTGACGAGTGGAGGTAAGCTGTACCTCCAGTGGATGCATACCGGCGGCTCAACATGGGAAGGCACCAAGACTCTGGCTGGCTCGGACACCTCTTGCTTCATCGACAACGTTACAGATGGGGCCTCCTACACCGTACAGGTTGCCGGTATAACCGGAGCCAATGTTTCCTCGTCGTGGGTACAGGCCGGACCTCTTGTTGTCTCTAACGTGACCTCTGTCTTCAGCGCGAACAACATCACATACCCGACCGGCGAGACTGTAGCCAGTCTGAAGCCAGCGCAGGCAGGTGCTGACGTAACGAGTGCGAACACCGCACTGGATACTCTCCGTGTGGGCGGCACCGCGTCTTCAACTGTCCTCACCAACATCACCACGGCTCAGGCCGCTGCCACGGCTGCTCAGACTACTGCCACGGCTGCTCAGACCTCAGCTACAGCGGCGAACACTGCTCTGGCTGTCATCGCAAATGACAATATTCTGAGTAAGGGAGAGAAGTCTCAGGTCATCGCGGACTGGGCTGCCATAGCAAATGAACAAGCTGGAATTGACTCACAAGCTGCGGCAAGCGGTATCAGTCAGACCGCTTACAATGCTGCGGTCACTGAACTTGGTCGGTATCTAGGTACCGCGAAGTCTGGCACAGACGGCGTGGGAATAGGTGGTACTGACTGGTCGAACGTAGCAACTGACAGCGCGATTGACGGACCAACATTCCGCACCAAGTTTACCTCTCTGTATGGTCAGCGTCAGGCTCTCTTGAATGCCATCGCTGCTCAGGCTCAGGCGACAGCCACCAGTGCGGCTAACAACACAACGTCTACAATCTTCATTCGCCCCAACGCACTGACGCCGCTGAACTCACTAGGAGCAAGCACTGCGGACTCTACCGCCTCAATGGGCTATTGCTTCCAGTTCACTCAGGGTTGGACGAGTTCAGGCGCTGTGACTGGAGCCAATGGGTTCGTTGCCGGAAACTATGACGTGTACATCAGGGTTAAATCAAACGGGTCGGGAAACTCTCCGACAACCCTAACTGGAGGTATCTACGACAACACTGCGGGTGCATACGCCCTAGCCGGATTCCCGACGTTTACGGTCTCCACGTCGTATCAAGAATTCTATGTTGGCCGTACGACACTGACGGCTGCAAACCTAAATCACAACAACTTTATCTACTTCTCACAAGCCGGGATCACAACTCTTTACAGCGTTGATTACGTCAAGTTCGTACCCTGCATTGACACCAGCACCGGGTTGAATGGTCAAGGGTCAATCATCCCGAACCAGATAATCGCATACAGCACAACTTACTCGCAATCTTCCGTGGGTGTCTCAGTCGCAGCGCAAGGGTTACTGCGTCCTGACGGCAGCACATATCAGGTGAATGCTTCTTCGTTGAGCTACAGCGGTCTGTCCTCGGGCACAGCCTATCACCTGTATCCGTTCATTTCAGTCGCAACGGGGAACCTCATGGAAGCCGGGGGAACACCCGTAACGACGGCTAACGCAGTCCTGGCGTTGCAAGCTGCGGCTGATGGGTGCATACCACTGGGAGCCATCACCATCACCACATCATCTACTGGCGGTGGCACAGGCGGTGGCGGTGGCGGCATTCAATGCCCCGAGTCGCAGGAACTTGTGGACGTGCAGGGCAAGGGGAAGATTCCCGCCGGTGATGTTGTCGCGGGTGAGTACATTCTCGGTCACTCGTTCGCAACGAGTGCCGACGTTTACAAACGGGTCATACAGATTCGCACTGAGACCTGCCACGCCTGGCGAATGATCGACGGTCACAAGAATTCCCCGTGTGAGTCAGTGTTCTACAACGGCCAATGGATGCCAGCCTACAGGGTACCAGGGGCAACACTTAACACTGATAAGGGCGTCAAGGTCATGCTCTCAGTTGAAGCTGACTCGGACGGTGACCACAATTTCTACATTGGCGACCTGCTCATTCACAACCAGTCTATCAATAGCTAAAGGAGAAAGAATGCAGTCACGATGGATGTACTCGCAATTCTTCACGGACGCGCAACTGGGGATGATGGCCCCAGTTGCAACCGCCTACGGTAGCGGCTGGCAGTGTCCAATCTTCCCCACGGATGAGGGCGGCTCTTCTCTATGCCAGATTCTCTGCAACACGAACCAGATTGAAGCAGCCAGACAAGACCCAAGAATCATTGTCTGCCCCTTGCTGTTTGATCCGACCCCATTGGAGCAGACAATCATTGATGCGTATGCCAGCCAAGGAGCTAAGGCGGGAATGTCGCTCGGCGCGTTGATTGCAACGCTGGCCGAGATTGAGCCAAATTACGGCGTGACGATAAGTTAGCGCATGACACTAACCCAATAACTTATAGAACAAAAGAGGGCCATACAAAATGCTGCAAGAGGAAATCGTCACATCCATCTATCAAAACGGAGCCGCTGTCGGCTCGGCCGTCATTTGCATGGGTCTCTTTGTGTGGTCTCAAATTCAAGCATTTGTCTTGAAAACGGATCTGAGGAGGCACATGGAAAATGACGACAAGGCGTTCGCCGACCTCAAACAACTGGTCGTGAGCAGCATTGAAACACAGCGAGTGGTTGCCAGCGGCCTAGAGCGCATCGCCGAGGCCATTCAACATCAGACGGAGAGCCACGCCGCACAGTTGGACTTCTTGCGTGAAATGAGCGCAGACCAGAAGACGATGCTGGGGAATCAGACGGCGACACAGGTCAGCAATCAGCGTCTGTTGGAACAGTTGGTCAGCAAGCTAACGAGCTAATCTCCCAATGGATGGCTTGAGTTCCCTGAAGAGTCTCTGGAGAACGGGTTCAACAAGTGGACTCATGCCGGGGGACAGGTTCAGCCGGGGTTGTAATCCGACCTCAAACTCAAGCGTACGTTCGGAGAAAATCACTTACAAGGTGCTGGGATTAAGATGTGGCCGAACGCTCATGTCCTGACTAGGTAACAACGACTTCATAGAGCGGTACGGCCACAGCAGCAATCATATACCCTTCGGGCTTTCCGGCGGGTCTCTGTTTCAGCGATGTATCATAAAGGAGAGGCAGACCAATGACTGAAACAACGAGCATCCAAGCGTACGTGAAGGTTCGGGGAAAAGATGAGTACATAGTCAATCCAAGGATTGCAAAACTGGTAGCGCAGGGCGTTATTGAACCTGAGCCAACTCCTGAGATCACTGACCAGACGACAGAAAAGCCCAGGACCAACCTGCTGCATATGACTTCACCAGTCAAGTAACTCTTCGCACTGCAAGGGTTACCCCACAGTGTTCATCCAAACCCCGTCAGGAAACTGGCGGGGCTTTTCTGTGAACATGATGCTGTCCTAATGTTGGTTGGCGGCAAGTTCAGCCGGGTCTGGTGACCCGGCGTCAGGCGGAGTTGAGACTTTGGGAAGCCGAGTGATTCCTACTCGCCCCGTAAAGCATCCATCAACTCATACAACTCCAACCGCCGTCTGTCGATTGGTTTAAGTTTCTGTCGAATTGCCCAACGAACGTCCTCATCACCTGTCTGCTTCATCTGCTTAACCAGACGTTCAGCTTCCTCAGACAAAGCATATAGTTCCTTCTCGTATTCAATCATCTTTTGCGTATTCATTCATTACCCTTTCTGCCCTTCAGGGCGTCGTTACTTTCCGCTCTTTGTTCTGTTATCCAACTTGCAGAGCATGTGGCAATTTTCAGGCACTGTTTTCCCACCCTTGCTCCACGGGACGATATGATCTGCTTCCATCGCGTCTATTTCATAGTGTTTATGGCAAACAGGGCAAATACCTTTCTGCTTCTCGTATGTTTTGACCTGCGTCTTTTCGTCGAAGGCACGCAAGCTCAAAGTTTTCTCGTTGCCGGTTAAAAGATATTCGTAAATACCTTTCTTACTGTCTACCTCGTCGTCTTCAATAAGCTCCACGATGCGCTGCTCCAGCTTTACCGCATTAAGCCTATCGCTCTTGTGCCTGTTGTAGAACGCGCCCCAGTCAAGCCCCTTCATAAGTTTTCGATACTTTGGGAATATGCGCTTCACCCACGCAATCACTTCCTGAAAGTATTGCCACAGTTCTTGGGAGTCGGCGTCATGCTGGTGCAGACTCATATAGCTCTCGATTTTGCCTCCGCTGAACCAGTCGATAGCCGTTTCAAGATACTCCTGTCGAATGGGTGAACCATTGAGGTAATCGCTGCCTATTCCGTACGCGGGACAGCCGTTTTTGCTGAAATGCCGCTTGGCGTCCGAGACCCAAGAGCCGGAGTACACGGCATTGCGAAGTTCCTGATCTGTCAACCTCTCCCCTGCAATGTTAATGGTCTTAAACCACCCAAGCTTCTCGCTGTCTGTGCCACTGCACTGATAGACCATCAGTCGATAGTTCAGAATCTTCTCTTGCTCGTCCTTCTGTAAATTATGGAAGTACCGCTCCTCGAAAGCAAAGTCCCCTTCAACAAACTGGCAGATTGAAATGGTGCGCTGCTGGCCATCAATAATCTCGAAATCTCCATTTTCCCGGACAGCCCAGTACATGACATTGAGCGGGAAGTCCTTGGTGATGGTGTTAATGACCGCATCCCGCTGTTTGTCCTTGTAAATGAACTCCCTCTGGTACAGCGGTCGGATGTCCAGCTTACCGCCGTAACCGACGACTCCGGCCTCAGCTTTGTCCTCGTAGCCATTCGTCAGTTCGCGGACTGTAATTTCCTTGAGTTCAATATCCATCAACCTAACCTCTTGCTTTCTTCCTTATGACAATTCGGTCGTACAAGCGCCGGTATGTGCCATCGCCATTGGCAAGGTAAAAGCGCGGACCACCTTGCGAGTAGGTTCCTTTGTCTGCCACTTCAGACATAGGTCTCCCGAGCGTCATACTTGAGCCAATGATTTCAAATTGGTCAAAGTTGTATTTGTCAAGAAAAGTCAGTGGAACACCCATAGCTCCGTCGTAATCTACCGGAATATCGCTTGTTTTACCGACTTCAATTGCGTCGTAGTTTGCGTAGGTGGGATACGCCTCCGGGCTATATTTCTTGTAGAGAATGAGTTCCTCATGGCGCTTGGAGATGTCTAGGTTAGTGAACCAGCAGGCATTCCCCATACTTCTCCATTTCTGGCCTGTTTCATCCTCCCAGTACCGGGTGTCCCGTGGCTCATAATAGTCAGGAACCCTGAAAGCCATGTCGCCGCATTGGTCACCAAGCCAGAATTTATTCTCACTCATGAAGGTGAAGAGTTCTTTGTAGCTTATTGCGTTTTGGTTAGAGCCGGTACCGCAAATTCGGACAGGGGCATAAGTGGAAGTTCTGCTCGCTCGCGGCCTTAAGATGGCTGAGAAGAGGAGAACGGATGAGCAGACGTCCCCGCAGGAACCACACAGCGGCGTTCA